GCCATTATTTCTCCCCTTCATGAACGCTCGCATATAATATTCCCGCTAAGAAGTCATCCACCTGATGCTCACAAGCAACATCTTGAACTTTCTTAACTCTTTCGTGGTTTCTGTCTGTGGGCTCGGCCGCATACCGTCCCGCTTTGGCCAACCAGTTTGGTGGGTCTTCATTAGCTATTACTATATTCGTTATTTCTCTAGCTACTTCCTTCTGCTGCTTGCTTAATCTCTTACGTTTGTGCAGCTGCCTTAGGGAGGCTTCTACCTCTATGTTCAATTTGTCCGAAAGGTTTAAGTGTTCCTGTATTCGAGAAAGACTGAAATTAAGTGCAGCTTTGGTTCCTACCGGAGTCTTTTTGTCCTCTTCTTTCGGCTTCTTGGCTCCCGGAGGACGTCCCGACATCTGGGGCATTTTAGCTCCCCCAATAAGAGGCTCGTACAGACCCTCATTCTTATGTTCTTGAAATTTCTTTTGGGACTCAAGGGATTCTTCCGGGGTTGGGAAACGACCGGACTCGATAGCCTGCATTCCTTCCTCTGCGGTAAGAACACCTAACTCAATCAAACGGCTATAAATTCTCGAATAGACAGACGTGTCCCTCAAATCCACCTCTTCAAAATGGGCGTCAGGATAATTCTTGAATCCCATTTCCTTTGAGACCCTCCTAATCTCAGGCATTAAAAAATTCTCCAAAAAGACTCGTCGTCCCTGCTTGAGCCTTTCCATGAACACTTGGACCTTGATGCTGGTATTCGCAAATTTCTCATCACTCAACAGGATGTTATTTAATCCCATCTGGATATCCTGATTAACCACGTCGTACTTTTTAGGGTCTAAGATATTTCCTATATCAGGAATAACGAATTTTGCATCAGTCGTATAGTCAGAAATCAAAACGCGTCCCACAGACTCGTTTTCGAAGAGCTTCTGCATCGCCATTAGATTCTTTTGATTAACTCCTCCATCCTCGGGTTTGGCCCCCATGGTTATTAACAGGATAGCTTGATTAGTCGTCCTAGCCACAGCCATGTCCATCTGCTTCATTTCCTGTTTCCAATTTATGTCCTCTAAGACAGGGTATCCCATAGGAACTGAAAACGGTTCGTAGTCCTGTTTTTTGTAGAAAACAGCCACAAGCCTATCGGTATTAAGCGGAATTGTGACAGCAGCCATTCCTGTATCTTTAGTTTCTTTTATTAGCTTTTTCGTTTCTTCCGGCAGACTTTCGAAAACCTCTTTTTGCTCCTCTGTTTTGGGGTTTCGCAAAATTTGCAGCTCATAGTCAGTAACGACCTTATAATAGACTCCTCTGCTAAAAGCTATACTTCCCTGAAGTTGAATATCGGAAGGGTTGAGAATTATGTATTTGGAAGGGATTTCGATACTTTCGTTAGCTTCGCTCAGACCAAACGTTTGGTTTATTTTAAAAGCATCACTTTTTTCCATCTCTGCATTGAACCTGTAGATAAAAACATTGCCAGACCTATAGTACTCGCGAAAGAACCTACTTTGAAGATCATCGATATTTATTTTTCTGAACAGCGTCTCAAAGAACTCTCTAGATTTACGACTTCCACCAGTATAGTACAGATTACTAATAGAAAACTCAGTCATCAAATCGATAGTATTCCTGAAAACTGAGAAATTATAGTAAGCTTTTTGACAAAGAATTATAGTGTCCCTAACATCAATATTTGAGTTATTGGCAACCCCTCGAGAATATTTAAACGGAATCATCCCGTTTTCAATGTTCCTAAAACGATCGGTTCTAATGATATCTGCGGCCTTATTCCGACGCGTACGTGTAGAGCTAGCTACAGTTTCATGCTTAGCCATTAAAGGTTCCGCACCTTGTTCCGTTTTCTTCTTTACAGCCATCTTTTACTTTAAAATTACACCTAAGCTAACATTCTGGGAGTAAATGTATGGTTAACTTGCTCCACCTTGGTATTTTTAAGATCATTATAGCACTTAATAGCCCAATTCCCCAACATTAAAGTCGTGTAGTTGTCCTTGCGGGCTCGGTTTACCGCCGAGCTTCTCTTGAGATGCTGAGGCAAATCGAATGTCTGGCTTCCTTTTGCTGTGGTTTTAACCTCCACCAAAGCGCATTGCTTTTTCGACTGGTGAACTATGTCGTCCTGAAATTCAATAAGGTCGCCTTTGTTTTCGTAGGGCATCATCTTAAGTGGAACGGCCTGTGCCGATACTTTGTCGAAGAAACTTCCACAAGCAGCAGTACGAGAAGCGAACCAAATCCTCTTGTGGTCAATAGATGCCTGAAGATGCTCGTTAGCTTCCCGAAGAAAAGTGGTCGAAAACAACTGCTTAAAGCAAATTACGTTTTCTTTTTTGTTGTATTGGCGCTTGGCCGTTAAAAGCATTTTCTGGTAATCAACCCCATTCTTGTCACTATTGAAATCAAAAAATTTAATTTCTATGCGGGAGCTTTGAAATAGCTCGGATTCATTAGCGCTATCGATAAATTGGTACCCTGCGTTATCTATAATAATCATCGAAAATTTAAAGTGGGTTACTAGATAGTGAAGGTATTTTATATGGTTTTTTAAATCTCCTCCCGCAACTGCATACCCATGAACCAGCGTGGAAAAAGTGGATCTCTCTTCATCGAGCTCCAGAACAGACATTGCAAAATAATCAGACGAAGGGCTATTACTAAAACTGGGATCAATAGCCAAGATATACTCCTTGTTGGGCTCCCCCTTTACTAACGTATGCTGTTTCTCTCCGTCTGGAATGGTGCATGCATGCATTTTCTTTGCACTGAAATAGCTATCACTCCCATCTGTAAACTGGGCTGCATACTCCCTCATAAAAGATGAGTTTGACGATCCCCCTGATTGAGCTTCCTCGATCACCGTACTATCAATCATGTCAGTGGGAATAGAATCAAAACCCATTTGCGAAATAAAATAATTGGACTGCATAATGTCATCTGAATAAATGTTATTCATCCACTCTTTGTAGGTTCGATATAGGTTCTCAAAACTATAGCTAGCAGAAGATAAAGCTATCATTTTAGAGTTGTTCGAGAATACAATCCGATCCGCCTCTTTCATATCGCCCTTCGCAATAAGGTCGTCCTCCATTTCCCTTATTTTTATTCGCTCAGCCATGTCTTGAGGAGCAACCAAAAAAGGCATCAACACTGACTTAATAGTATCCTCGGGTAGCAGCAAAAACTCATCCAGCACCAGAATGTTAGCGCGAAAACCTCGAATCTTTTCTCCACTCAACCGAATAGCTGTTATGGTACCTTCATTGATCTTCCACTCGAACTGATCGTTACGTTTGGACTTTGCGCCGAAAGCGTGAGCTAACATCTGCGCCTCCTTAGACTCCACGATCTTTTCTATGTTATTAAAAATAAATCGCGCTGTACGAAAAGTAGGGCCAGCGATAAGGATTTTGGTACGGGGCTCAAAAATGCACTGCAGGAAACAATAGACAGCCGCAATAAAAGTTTTTCCGCAACCACGTCCCCAGACGCACATGCTAAAGTTCCTATTGAAGAAAGCCTTTAAAGTTATCTCTTGGTAAACGGCTAATTTGATTCCTGATAAAAGCTCGGTAGTGAACCCTAGATTAGACCTCATGAACTTAGCTAGCGTAACTTTGGCCTGCCGATCCCCAAGCTCCCCCTTTAACGCAAGGGACTCCTTGTTTATGTCTACGATAGGTTTATTATATTTGTCGGGACAATACCACATATCAATCCAAATACGCAATAAGAATCATTATCAGCACTATTGCTATTGCTTCGTTACAGGTTAAACAAATATATCCCTTCATAATAATTTAAGATCATAGGCAAGCTGTAGATCAAACTTAATTTTTAATATTTTTGTTAGTAAAAGTTTCTTCACAATTCTTACGCATTCTACTCTTCCGTCCACAAACAAGAACTGAATATGAGGAAATTCCTGAATCAACTCTCTCACGTTATGAAAAATAAAATCAGGGGTTACGCGGGTATTTTTTTTGTAGACGTAGGGGAGCCTGTTAAACGCCAAACACTCTTCTAATTTTCTCTCAACGAGAACCACCATATATGCGTCTTCTTCCGCAGCTCTTTTTATTTCATTCTTAAACCTTTCCAAACCTGAACTCAACGTACCTATAAGGTCAGGAACAGATTTTCGTTCGACGTAACAATTTCCCGTTTTACGCTTGTCGTTAAGACAGTAATCTCCAAATTTCAACCCTTTAACCTCTGTTGGAAAGTCTTTAATCTGTAAAGGATTTTGTTCTCTGGAGTCAACGTATATGAGAT